TTTTTTTGAAGGGGGGTAATGTAAATGAGTTCTTTTCTAACATAGAAGGAAAACTCAGTGGCGGTTCTCTACCATCAAAGGGAACGGTCTGGTTGATGACTAAGGCAAGTTATCAACCATCAGCACCCCAGAACATTGATGGCTGGAACATAGTATTGAATACACCAACCGTTAAGGCGTATATGAAAGGCACAAGTATCGTGTTAGCAATGCGTGGGACAGTCCCAACTGATACCAGAGATGTTATGGCTGATGCTTCAATAGGTGTGGGACGGTTAGCGTCGTCAAAGCGATATATAGATGACTTAGCATTAGTAAAAAACCTACAACTTAGATTTCCTCCTAACCAATACCAATACTCAGCCGTGGGGCATTCCTTAGGTGGAGCGTTATGTGATGAACTTTTAAAGGCTGGTCTTGTTAGAGATGCTTGGACTTATAACCCAGCCGTTAGTATCGGCGATTTTAATAAGCCTCTTGCTAACCACCGTGTATATATGGACGCAGACCCCTTATACAGACTTATGGGAGTTAATACCAGAAATCCCGAAGTCAGAAAGTATAAGCCAAAGTCCATTACCCAGAGTTTCTGGAATGCGATACCCTATTTAGGAACTGTTAATAAGAGCCTTGACGCTCACGCCCTTGATAACTTCGTAGGGGGTAGTGCTGATAAGTTTAAAAAGCAACTTGCTGATGCTGGGCTATCACAAGCACAGTATCTGAAATCTGCTAAAGCCAGTGCTAAGAAGCACGGCTACAAGCCAGAGGCTCTATCATTTGCTACTGATGGTATTCACAAACTCACATATACGACCCCCAGTCATACCTCACACTTTGGACGGGTTGGCTACAATGACTACATACTTTGGTCTCAACTGGATAAGCAGAAGGCGATAGATAAGAGAAAGACATTTTGGGCTTCTCATAGTAAGTTGCCGGGAGACTGGAAGGCAGACCCGCTATCTCCAAATAACTTGGCTCTGAAGATTTTGTGGTGATAAATACATTACCACCGTTATGACCGTGCTTCTGCTCCTTCTGCTTCTGAGATAACTTATCATCTAAGCATACCCGGCAGTTCAAACTACAAAAGTGATAAGCAATAGGAGCATCATTCTCCTTTTTCTTATTATTGAGTTTCTCATCTAAGCACTTGCTACACTTGAGACTATCAACATAATGATGACATATCGCTAAAGTGATGGTAGCGGGAAAGTTGTTGTCGCTCATTTACTCTACTGGAAGTTAATAATAAAATCTCCCTTGACAATCTCAATGCCCTTAGGCTCAACCGGTTTTCTCTTGCGACGCTTCTTTTCCTCTGGCTTATTTTCTGTGTTAGGCTGAGTATCGTCTTTTTTCTCAGTTTCTTGAACTTCTAACACAACTTTCCGGGGTCGGGGCATATACTTAGGGCTGGGCTTAAAAACGGGCTAAAAAGGCGAAAATCACATATGTGTTTATCACTTTTTGGAAATAATATCTACTCACTTAATATAATGCCTTATCTATCATACGACAAGGGAACATCTAAGGTTGCTATCGCAGTTGTGAGGGGAGGTGATAAAGATGGTAAGATAGCGTATATACACGAAGGGAAAGATGATAAGAAGGACAGCAAACGGGGTGAAATCCCAGTATCCAAGTATGCTACAGAACTCAAGGGCTATAAGGGTCGGGAGAAGGTCGTGCTAATCAATAGACTTCAAGAGGCTCTACGCAAAGACCTACCATCAAGTGATTTGGTTGGAGAAGATGAGGCTACGAAGAAGTTATATGATAAGATTAAGGCAGATTTTGAGACCAGTAGTGGATTAGAACTACCAGATGATAGCCGATTTGAAATAGTTCCATCAGCAGACCCCGCTAAGCGTGATGTTTTCTATATTTGCGGTGCTTCTGGTAGCGGTAAGTCATATATTGCCCGTGGATTGGGAGAGTTCTATCGCAAACTGTTCCCTAAGCGTGAGGTGTATCTTATTAGCAAACTGACTGAGGATACGACGATTGACAATATGAAAGGCGGTAAGCCAAAGCGTATCAATGTCAAGACACTGGTAGAAGACTACCCAGAGATTGAGGAGTTCCGTGATTGTATGGTGATATTTGATGATATTGATTGCTTCACTGGTAAGGAACTTAAGGCAGTCCATCAACTCATTGACGACTTGGCTATCACTGGACGACACACCAACACGACGATTATGTTTTTGACCCACTATATCACGAACTATAAGGCAACCCGTTTGATTTTGAATGAAACTACTCATTTCGTGGTATATCCCCAATCAACTTCGTTCCACGGATTGAAATATCTATTAGGAACACATATAGGAATGTCAAAGGACGATATCCACGACCTTAGGAAACTGGGGAGATGGGTTTGTATTCATAAAAACTACCCTCAATATCTGGTATCAGCCCACGAAGCCAAGATACTCCACCAAGAAGCACCCAAATGATAGAAATCCACAGCACTCGCTGTAGGGACATTTTTACCGATTATTTCCGGTTCAAGGGTTATAAAACACGATGTCCGCCTCGTCCGCCCTTCCTTCTTGCTTTGCGTTGTATGAGCGTCTTGGTTTCTCCCTTTCCTCTGGTAGTATGTCGTGGGACAGAACACTGAAAAAGGGGGCTGGTGCGAAGGCTACCAGATTTGATGGTGGCTCTTGGGTCAAGTCTGATAAGTTTCCTAAGGGTGGTGTGTGTGAGCCACTGGACGGCAAGGGCAACCTTAAGACCCTATTTGCTCTTAAGACGGGCAAGGTGTCTGGCTGTTGGGCTTGTGATATTGATGACCCAGAACTGGAACACAACAAGATACTTATCAAGACGCTTATGCCCGTATCAAATCTTATCGCAAGAACACGCCGTGGTATCCACTTCCTATTTGCTTATGATGAGCGTATCAAATCTACTGCGTCTAAGGAGAAGGCTATTGATATCCAAAGTGATGGTAAGTTATTATATGTGTGTCCCTCACGCTACACGGCTACTGGTGAGGAGGAGTTCCAATACGAATGGATATTAGAACCGGGCGAAGATGAGGAGTTAGCCCCCATAACAGACGAAGCCCTTGGCGTATTGGCTGAGATAATGGGCTGGGATATGACAGAGAAAGATGAGGAGAGTGAGACTGGTGGCTTTGGTGAGGTTGATGAAGATGCTGGTAGTAGCGTATCACAAGCCAAAGAGCCAGAGCCACCCCAGCAACCTACGACTATCACGAAGGAGGAGAACTTGGAGATGATAGAGAAACTACTAATGGCTATCAGCGTCAAGCGTTTGACCGACTATAACGACTGGATACGGTGCGGGTTCATAATACACAATGAGGGTGGCTCGTTATCCCTATTTGATAAGGCAAGTAAGAGAGCGAAGAACTATGATAAGAAAGGCGTAGCCCGTGCTTGGACTTCTATCACAAAGTCGTCAAGCCGTGAGAAGCGTATCAAGCAACGCCGTCTATGGGACTGGGTTCGCACTGATAACCCTACTGAGTATCTTAAGTTGATGAAGGAGCGTAATGACTTCTTTATATTCTTAGAGTGTATCAATCACGCTGAGGTAGCCCAGATGTTCTTTGACCTATGTTCTGATAACTTCGTATTTCACAATGACCTTGGCTGGTATGAAATCAACAAATACAATGTATGGGAGGCACACGGACACAAGATACCGCCTAATATGGTTAATAAGATTTGGGAGACGCTCAAGGGTCTTGCGTTAGAACACCTACCATTCATTGACCCTTTCAGTAAGGATACCAAGGAACGCCAGAAGGCTACTAACCTATTGAAGTTCAGACAGACTATCGGCAACAATATGTTCTGTAAGGGAGTGATAGGATTTTTACCGACTTTCTATTACTTTGAGGAACTGCCTACTGTTATGGACGAAAGTCGCCACCTATTTGCGTTCAGTGATAAGGTTTATGACCTAAAAGAGTGTAAGTTCCGTGATATCAAGCCTAACGACTGGGTCTGCCTAACAACTGGCTACAAAGCACCCGTTGAAGTTGATAGAAAGCATATCAAGAAGTGCTGGGAAGTGATAGGGACTATGTTCCACGACCACGAAATGGCGATGTATGTTATGTATGAGATTATGACACACTTACACGGCGACGGTCAGCGTTCCTATCAGCGGTTCAATATCTGGACTGGCTCGGGTGGTAATGGTAAGGGTGTGATAGCAGATACTATCAAAATCGCCTTCGGCAAGTATTACATCACGCTTCCTATCACAATCCTAACACAAGGCTCGGACAAAAAGGACGCTCCTTGCCCTAAGTTGGCGGAGGCTAAGGGGTGTCGCATTGCTATGGCTCAAGAACCAGAGGCTGGGTGTAATCTACAAGGCGGTCTAATAAAAGACCTCACGGGTGATGGAGAAATCGTAGCCCGTGCTTTGTATAGTAATCCTATCACCTACCGCCCTCAGTTTGGCTTGTTCCTACAATGTAATAGTATCCCTAACATCAAGTTAGACGGTGGCGTGGAGCGTCGCTTTGTCATAACACCTTTCCCTCATCAGTTCGTCCCAAATCCTACCAGAAAGACAGAGCGTAAGGGCGACCCCTTTATCAAGGAGTTTATGGTATCGCCAGATGCTCGTGATGCCTTTATCACAATCCTATTGGAGATGTGGGCGAAGTGGGTTGAGGGTGGTCGTGAGAATATGCTCTATCACGGAGCATATGTGCCTAAGAACGACCACATCGCAAAGGCTACCTCTGAGTATATCCAGACTAACAACGCCTTAGACGATTGGCTCAAGGCAAAGTTCCAGATAACGGGTAATACTGAGGATATCATACAAGCAAGAATGCTTTATACTTCGTATAAGGACGACCGTAAGGAAGACCCTACTATGAAAGACCTATCAGAGGTTGCGTTCGCCCAGTTGATGGCGTATAACAGAATACCAAAGGAAAACTTCACTAATGCTTTCAAACGCACAAGTGAGGACGGTGTTGAGACTTCCTATAAGGCTGGTAAGTATTACACGGGTATCCGTCGCTTGGATACTGAGACAGACATACAAGACGAGTAATGAGGGTCTCCCGCAAAGTAGCCATCTATTAGAAAACTCCCATAACAGACTTTGAGGATAACCCTCATTGCCTTCATTGTATTAAGAGTGGTATCATAAGATATCATTCTTAATATTTTTTTAACCTTTTAGCAGATATCATTCCAATCTTACTGCGTTGTATATGGGACGATAGGCTTCTAACATATCTTCTGCTGAGCCATCAAACTTTGCCTTAAAGGGTGTAGGCTCGTTTAGCCGTTTCATCTCATACTTGCGTTTAGCATTAGGTTTATTCATAGCGACCGCTTTGTTTAGCCACGCCATTACCCTTATGTCATATAGGGGGTCATCTGCTAATAGTCCCGCTATGTTCTGGATTGCCGGGTCTAATAGTCTGTTATCACGAACTTCGTTCATCGTTGTTTTATTGGTAGTCAGATTGTTGTAGTTAAGAAATGATACAAGTTGGCTCGGGTGGCTATAATACTTAAATAGGTTTTTCCAGTGATGACCCTCTGGTAGAGCCTCATACAACTGTCTCTGGGAGTTCATAGCATCTGAAAGGGGCTTGGCTCTGCTCTTTCTAATAGGTGCTTGTCTGACAACTTGAACGACCTCAACGGGTATATCATTAGCGGGAACTATATCATTCCCTACCATTCCAGCGTGGAAATAATCGTTTGGATTGACATTAAACGGTGCGTCTATGTTCGCAAAGGCATTTGCGGGTGCTGGGTCGTCCATATATTCTGGTGTTAGAAATAATGATAGAGTTTGACTTTAAAACGGCGATTTTGTGATAGGATTTTTTGACCCCTAATGGTTTGGTTAGGTCTCCAGCCCATTTTTACCCGATTTTCGCATTCTCAATAGTTTGTATCATACTTTCAATCCGTTTCATCGCAGTGTCTATCATAGATGTTATGTCGTGGTTCTTTGACAACTCAAAAACGAGTTGAAGCAATGTGTGAAGTCCTAATAAAAGTTCTATTAATCGTGCCGGATTTATTTTCGGCATCTATCATAAGATAGACATAAAAAACAGCAGTCGCTGTAGATGGGGTTTTCTGATTTAATCCCGAAACATAGGTTATAAAATGTCAGCCTCTGATGTCGTGCCTCCCTCTCTCACTGAGTTCTCACTACCCAATGATATGGATTTCTTGATGAATGCCGATTTAAACCACGGTCGTAAGTGCCTACACTTCATACTAATGCGTATCGCAACCACACCAGCAACTGCGGGAACACGCAGACAGTGTGGTGATAGGTGGGTAATAGACCCTACCCCTCGTAGTTATAGAGTTGAAATGGGCTGGGGCTTTGTTGATGCGTTCCTATATACTGAGGACTATGAGGTGATAATCACACTAAGGGAGCGTCAGCACGAAGTAAGCGGTGAGCCATATTGGGGTATGGAATATCTGCGTATTAGACGGCTTAACTACCGTAAGTTGAAGACTGGTGATAGGCATATGATGTTGTATCACTACCAGCACGGCAATCACCCTAATGATACCCAAGCGTATAATGAGATGATATCACACGAAAAGTATCTTCCTATGATGAATAGGATAGGAAATCACTTTCACATATTAGGCAACTGGTGGTAATAGATAGGTGGTGATGAAAATCACTGCCGATTTTTTTTATATCTACTACTAACAGCACACGCTGTAGAGGGGGTCTGCCGATTTTATTTCAAATCCTACGGTATAACCCACGATGTCTCAGACCGACTTCTCCTTGACTGACTACCAAGCGATGCGTGATTTTGAGTTCTCTCTTACTACTGAGAAGTTCCAAGCCAGTCTCCCTACCTACTGTGAGTGGAAGACGAAGATGATGGCGGACTATGTTGATGGTATTAAGAAGAAGCAACGGGAAGACCTCTGGAACGCCAAGCAAGATGAGTGGCGTGTTAAGAAAGACCAGACCGAAAGGGCATACTGCGATAATAGAAAACTGTTATACGCCTATATCAAGGAGAATGACGGTCTATTGGTGCGTGAGACTAACTTAGACACTATCGCAAAATACACAACCTATGGTTGGAAGACTAAGCGAACTACCAGAACTTGGTTAATGACATTTAAGAAAGATGAGCCTATCAATGAAGATGATATCAAGGCTGGTAAGCGTGTGCCGATGGTATTAACAACCCCTAAGGCATCGTGTTGCGTATGCTTTGAAGATGATAACGCCAAGGAACTACTACCTTGCGGACACGATTTGTGTAGCACTTGTATTAGGAAGTTGAAGAACCGCTCAGACGACGGTGATGTATTCAACTGTCCTATGTGTCGCCAGAAGTCTAATATGAAGACTATCAGCGTCTCCAAGCGTTTAAAGTTCGTTGAGATACCCCATCTTGCGAAGAAGGAGAAGAAGGAGAAGAAGTAAGTTTCCTAATATCCTCTAACCTATTCCTATGGTCTTTTTGAATACATTTTGTATATTCAAAAGTTCTATATGCCGTATTGCCTCCCATTGTTAGGATATCTAATAGGTATCCACCCCACCCTCTGGGTTCTACCTTACATTTTAGCAGACTGCTAATCTCTTCGTTCATTCTACATTCCTAATAGGTTTTATAATACAATGAGGGCAATGAGGGTTATCCGCTAAGTCTCCTAAGTGAAAATCTCCATCGCACGGGACTTAGCGGTTAGCCCTCATTACCCGTATTGTTCTGGTTCTTAATAGCCTCTAATATATGGAACAACTCGTATTTAGCGGGGTTATCCAACACATACTTGATACCGTTCATTATGTTGTGTAAATCCATCTCTTGACCGTCTGATAGGTGAATGTTATTCACTTGAAGCGACCATACTATGTGTAATATGGAACGCAACCAACGCTCAGAAACTACGAACTTCTTTGACATCTACATAGTAGGGTGAAAAAAGTGCCGGAAACCGGGAAAAATCTTAGACCAACCATTAGGTCAAAAAAATAGTGATAGAAAAACACCCCACCTTGACCCCACGAATGATAAACAAGCCTAATATATAAAATCGCCACCTTCTTCAGATGTTCCGAGGGTCGGCAAAGGAAGCAAGAAACTACCCACTTGGTGATGATGATATCAGAAACCTATTAGGAAACGATATCAAAATAATGACTTACGACCAACTAAAGGGGGTCAGAGACTGGCGTAAAATGTTTGACGCTAAAGGTCGTTGTATATTACTCTACCTAACAACGGGTCTCACTAACGGTCATTGGGTGTGTATGCTGAATAAGCCAGACCATATAGAGTTCTTTGACCCTTACGGCAAAAAGCCAGATGATATAGAAGAATATACAGACCCGGAAGTAGCAGAAGAGGCTGGTATCAATCGCCACTTTCTATTACCCTTGCTAAAGCAGAGCAAGAAGCCAGTATATTATAACACATATCCATTTCAAAAAGACCGTGGTGATGTCAGCACTTGTGGTAGGCATAGTGTTGTCCGTTGTCTCTACGCACCAAAATCGTTAGACGAGTATAAGAAGGTAATGGATAAGAGCGGTTTAGCACCAGATGACTTCGTGCTTGGTATCACATACGACAAAATAGGTAAATAAAAAATATGTCTTCAAGATATAGAATGCCTTACTTCAGCAGTGTAGAAAGAGTTGGTGGAAGTTCCGAAGAAGCCGACCTTGTGTATTACAACGCTGATATCATTAATAACAACACTAATGATTTCGCTAATGGATACCCTCCCGGTAATGACCCTCAGATTAGGTTCAGTGAAACCCGTGATACATCTATTATCAGAGACGCATCAAAATATGAGTTTAGTATCGTGCGTTTTCAAATGAACGGTGCTGGGCTTGACCTACCCCTATTCATTCCCTCAATAAAACTCAATCAACCTAATGTAAATCTAACAGAATACAGTTTAGCGATACAATATATTCAGACTTGGACTTTCACTAATGGTAATACATATCAGTTTAACATTGAACCGCTTGAGAGCGATATCATATTCAAACCAGAGACTGATAGCACACTATTAGCCCCAGTCCCAGCATCTCCCGTTATCATACAAGACCTAACAACACGCTACTACTGGATTTATACTTATCAGTGGTGGGTGGATTTAGTCAATCTTGCTATCTTTGACCCCGCTAATCCTAATAGCACGACACACGCTATGGGAAAACTGGTAGAGGCGTTCCGTGTTGATTGGGCGTTAAGAACTACTGACCCCTTTCCATTTACTACTGCTGGGTCTAACGATGTCGTCAAGTTTTTGACAGATGTCTTCACATATCCCCGTCTTACATTTGACGCTAATACTAAGAAGTTTAGTCTTGCTGGTGATGTTCGTGCCTTTGGTGATAGAATACCAGCAAGTCCCGTCCCTCCGGTTGTCCTTCCTATCACTGAACCAGCACAGACGGGTCAGCCAGAGGGATATCTCTACTTCAATGCTAATATGTATGGTATGTTTAGTAGTTTCACTTACATATTATACAACTACGGTCTTCAGACACAAGTGCTTGACGGCTACTACGCTGAGGTTCAGTTCCCTAATAAGAACTATCAGAACATCATTGATACTGCTACAGTCCTAACCCCGCTAACAGTCCCGGTTTATAACAAGCAAGTATATTGGGTAGCGGAACAAGACTATGTATCAACATCTCAGTTATGGTCTCCGATAGCGTCTATTGTTTTCACAAGCACTCTACTACCCATTAAGACTGAAAGCACTGGTGAGCCTATTAGATTTGGAACAAGCAACTTAGGGGCTAACACCGCTACGACACAGAGTGCTTTCCAGCCTATCATTACGGATATAGGTATTGACTTGAGTGCTGACGGGGCTGAGGGTTATCGCCAGTTCATCTACTATGTTCCTACCTCAGAGTATCGTATGGCTTCGTTTGAGAAATCCAGACAAGAAATCCGCCAGATTGATATCCAAGTATGG